ATCGTGAGGGTTGTAACTGAGTCGATTCCAGCCACCTGCGCGATGAACTCCATCGACTTGATTTTCCGCACGTCGAATGCGAGAACGTCATTGTGATAAAGTGTCACAATTTCAGCTTCACTGGTTGCGGCTAACGTAAGCTTTGCCGCTCCGCCGTCTTCAGTCACGCACAGGTAAGTCGGAGTTCCGGCTGACGAGGTATCGGCAGCAGTCCATCCGTTCTGGCCTGGAGTCGTCGTGAACGCCTGAGCCCGATCAAAGAAGTCTTCGAATTCTCTTGTTCCACGGCTGATCATTTCTGTGATCCTTTCTAGTTTGTTTGCGGTTATTCACCGACTAGGCTATTCGCGGGAAACATTCCCGAAACAGTATCAATGCCGCAAGCCGCCCCACGGATGGAGCGGCTGTTGGCAAACTACACGCCGAGCATCATGCTCCGTTGTGCTTCTGAATGCCTCGGTGATCAAGTGCCTTAGCAGCCAACGATTGCAACACGTAGTAAGTGCTTGCAAGCGTATGCTCGTCACGGACTTCACGCACCTGTGGAGTTTCCTGACCCGCCAAGAAAGTAACCTCAATGGTTTCTACTCGCGTTGGATTTGCGAAGGCGTAGAACGCGGTCGATGAGGCTGCGTCCAGCAGTGGCTCGACAACCAATTGAAGTGATCGTGTAGCGTTGTATGTGCCTGCACCTGTTGATGCCGGATCAAACATCGAATTGATCAATACTTCTGCCGTCGTTTCCAGTGCAGCGGGAACAACCAAATACGATGGCGTGATATTCAAAATGTCTGCCGATTCTGTTCCCTCTGGCGTGTTCTCGCCACGCATCAAACGCATCAGAGCCTTCATCGCTCCGATGGTAGCTGTCGTTGGGCTTGCTGCCCCGGTCGTTAAGTTCTTGCGGAATCGCAGTCCCGTAGGAGTTTCAAGAAACAACGCCTGAGCATCCCGCATTGTTGGGTTACTTGTGACTTGTGACCACGCTACAGTGTTCACGGTTCGTGCGGCAGCATCGCCCAATTTTTGCGGCGTCGATGTCAATGCTGACATGTCGTCATTGACGATCAGCTTGTAACCGAAGTCAATCCCGATGGATCGACACTCAACAGCATAGGTAGCCCTGCCGTCTGCCATGCTTGCCATTTCTGGACGAACAGCATCATTCCACACTGGCAGATTCGGAATCGCACCGAGCTGCATCCGGTGAATGTTTTTGAAGTCAGTCGCTGACTGTCCTTGTTTCATTGGCCCACGCCATGTGGCTGGAACTTCAGTGAAGCCAATCATCATGGATTTGTTGACAGCGTCCAGAGTCAGGTTGCTGAACGATCCTGTGCCGTGATAGGCGGCACCGCCAGGAGCAGCACGAATGCCAGCTTTTTCTGGCCCGAACATAGCACAGATCGCAATCTGATCGCGAGTCAGACCCAGCGTTTGAACTCCGCGTGATCGAACGTACTCGGTTGCCATGTCGAACAGCGTTGCGTGCTTGAACGTGTCGGCAGCTTTGCTTCGCTGTGCAGTAGGGTAGTATTTTTCCAGCTTGGCGTCGTCGCCATTCAGTGCAGATCGGCAAGCCGTTAATGTGAGTGCTGATCGCAGATCAACTTCGAGTCGTTCAGTGCCTGAAGAAACGTGACGCACAGATGCACCGTAAGGAATCTTTGCCTGTTCTACAAGCTGTTTTTCCTTGAGAAAACTGCGAACCGCTACTACGTCTGCCAGTGTTCGGCAGTGTGCTGATTCGCTCGTGAGTCCGGCCAGATCACACAACTCATCGACAATCTTTTCAAACGCCTTGCGTTCTACTGCTGCTGCTTCAATAGCAATGCGAGTTGCCTCAGCCACCAGTTTCGCCAGTGCTTCGACTGTTGGAAGTTCAGAACGATTTTCTTCCTTGCGTTCTTCTTTCTTCTCTACGATTTGCGTGCCGAATTTATCAGCGTTGTCGTTCATCCATCGCAACGCTTCTTCGTCGTTCAGTGTTGCAGTCATGCCTTTGGAAACACACAGCTTTCGCAATGCTTCGGTCATCTTAAATTCTTCTTTCTTTTCACTCGGGGACTTGAATAAAACCGCTGCCGGATCAAGTCCCCGCAGCTTCGCCTGATCATCGGCACCGATCGGAGTCAACGAGACTTCGCGGAGCCGCCACTTCGTCACAACATTTACTGGCCCATCGAATGATCGGCCTGATATCACTTTGCTCTCACCGTGTTTTACAAACTCACGTGTGATGACTTTGTAGCCTGCTGACACGTCGGTTGCGTGTCCATCAATCACGTCATTGAAGGCATCCGTCGCTGCTTGCTTTTTAGAAAAGTGCAGTATGCCAGCGACCTGATTACCATCAACTCGAATTGAACGCACAGAACCGAACTGATCGCTGTTCGCATTACGATTATGTGAGTCTAAAAACGGCACCTGTCGATTCGATGGAAACTCCACGCCGCTCGTCAGCAGCACTTCCGGAATCATTTCCATTCGTTCCCAGTCCGGCATCAGAACTGGCGTCTCCGTTGAGATAGTCGTCTCAACAGTCCGACCTTCTACGCTGATCGAATCAGCACGCACGGATAAGATGCGATAATCCAATTCAGCAACGTCTGATTTTCGCTCTGATTGTTCGCGTTTTCTACGCCGCATTTGCGGTCTCCATTGTTGGTTGATTGACTGCATCTGAATTGGCTTGCGCGACTGCTATTTGATCCGCCGTGTCTACGCCCATGATGTTGTTGATAACTTCCGGCGGGATGCCTTTTTCTTTTGCGACAGCGTAAAGTTCCGCAGCGTCATTCAGGACGTTTCGCCAGTTGACGTTGACCTTTGCACATTCCATTTGCAATGAAGAAAGTCCTCCGCTGATTCTTGCCGATGCTGCGGCTGCGTCGTCTTTCGGATTGATCGATAAGGCAACCGGCCCTTGCCATCTTGCTGATGAAAAGCGTCCCGGTGATGCTTGAAATTCTTCACTCGACACGATGCCATCGAAATAGCCCTCCAGCATTGCCGCCCGAAGAATCGTTTCCCATATCGGCTGGCAGTAGGACGACGCAAACCACTCTTGAACGTCGTGCAATTCTGGCCATGTGTCGTTGTCGGCAGATCGTTCTGAACTGAATGAACTGTTGCGATAGTCGCCCGTGATCGTGCTCGCTTTAATGCCCGGCAGTGCGGTTGCCGTACCCCGTTGCAAATGCTGCACGAAGGCTTCTGGATTCATGTTCGGCTGGTTCGGTGATTGCAAATCGAACGAGCCATCTTTGCCTTTATTGACGACCATACCTGGCTGAATTTTTGTGATTGCGTTGCCGTCCGAATCAGTTAAGTCAGTGCCGTCTGCTGATGTACTTGATGATTCAGATCCCTGATTCAATCCGAGCCGAGTTGATCCGCTTGGCTTGCTGTAAGTCGCGACGACGCAGGCTGCCATTGCACTTGCCGTCAGGACGTTGTATTCCAGATCCTCAGTGCGTCTCGCTCGTAGGATCGCTGCTGCAAACCACGGGACGCCGCGTAGCTGGTCGATGTCTTCCTCAAGATATAAATGACCAATCGACTCAATTGCAACACGTGTCACGGTAGTTGGTGACAGTGATGACTGCGATATGTCTAATGACTTCAGCCAGTAGGCTACGCGCTCAAGATTTCCGTTGAGTTCTATGCCTCTGAAAATCGTGTTGCCATTTGCTAGCGTGTGCCCCGGTACCTCGGACAAATCTGCCAACCTGCACGAATCCACAAGTTGCAAAGTGTTCGCAATCGGTATGTCACGTTTTAATTGTTCACGGGGGCTGATTGCTTTGATTCTATAAAGCGTATCGCCTGACAGGATACAAGAACGAAGTGCCAGCTTCTGCTGACCTGACATCGTCAAACCGCCCTTGCCCGGCATTCCACGCGAATCAAATCCAGACTGAAGTGAGTCCCAAAGTTGTTTGGATCGTGCTCTGAATTCGACGTGCGGCGTTCCGTCGATATTTGCAGCCAGTGATTCCGGGGACATCCCTTTCCCGATCACCTTGGCTTCAAGGCTGCGGACTATTTTCCGACAGCTTGGATTGTCGCGATACAAATCCCACGATTGAGCACGAAGAAACTCCAGACGATTGGACGGAATTTCGTTCTCTTTTATGATCGGATTTTTCATCCAGTTCAACCGCGTTTGATTGGCGGCTGAATATGCACCTTTGCCAGTGCCCAGCAGTTTATTGACGGACTGCAATGATGCACGGGCTTCAAGTCGCTCAAGTGCTCTGGCTGGTGAAATCCAACCGATAATGCGGTCGAGTGCGTTCATAAGGTTGCGTCTCCCAATTGGAGAAGCCCACACATTGAACCGCCGCCATTGGATTCGGCACTAATTTCGCTCATCATTTCCTGACGAGTTGCCCGCAGTTCTTTCAGATCGGCCATCCGCTGCCGACGCCCGCCCGGCCCTTGATATTCTTGGCTCGTTAAAGCCTTGAGAATGGCTACGTTGGTTGCGTCAAGAATGTCGCTGGCAGTTGTCATGCACGAAGTTTGTGCGTGACGCTATGCGATTGCATTACCAGTATTGCCAAACGCTATCGCTGTCCATCCAATGTGACAATCCTGTGCTCAACCCGAATCGTTTCCAGTGTCACCGTTGCTGTCCACGTGTGACCGCACGGCCCCCCCTTGTCTGGCTTCGTAGTCTTGCAACATTTGTAGTAGCGCGTCCGACCTTGCGTTGAGTATGCGACACCGTAACCGCCGTTGCCGCTCCAGCAAACAGGACAGTGCCGATATTCTTCCACGATTCGCCCAGCTTGAGTGATTGCAATGACTGGTGTTGCTTCTACTACTGACGGAAGAATCACAGGCTTCGCTGGTGGCGTCTGGCTTGTCGTGATGTCCGGCTGTCGTGTTCTTTGCTTACTCATTCCACGCTCTCCCATCGGGACGACTCTGACCATTGTTGACAATTGTTCTCTCCTGAGTGTAAGTGCCTGATCGCGGAGGATATCCGCCGTTTTCCGTCAGGTATGTGTGAGCCAGTGCCAGCCCGTACCGAATCATATCGCGTAGGTCGTTCGCCGCGTTCTCATCTTTCTTCACCCAAAGCAGTTTGGCGTTGCCTCTGTTGTCGATCTTATCGCCAAGCGTAGCGTTGCAAAGTTGCTCCAGAAGTTCGAAGTCGTTTTCGGCTCCCTTGCACAGGGAAAGTGATCCCGGTTCGCCCGGCAGAAGTTCGTCCAGCCGGGATTGCAAATCTGTCTCCCAGAAGTCGGTGTTGACCTGCAAAAGTTGCTGACCTTCGTTGTCGCCACGCTCCACTGATCCGAGTTTATACGGTAGACCGCCCATGTCCGTCGAACTGCCTTTAATGGCGAGCATTCCCGGATGAGTGTTGCAGAAGTCGTAGGTCTTTTTTGTATCCCATCCCGAATCCACTGCCCCAGCGTGCGGCATCATCGGGTTGCCGCCGTCCGCGTGCTGTAACGGGTTGCGGATCTGCTGATCCCATATCTCATTGAGCGTCATTGTGAAGCCGTAATCGACCAAATGGGCCTGCTTATCGACTCCGTGAGCAATCAATCCCCACACTCTGAACCCGCCGTCCGCTGCTTGTTGGTCGATTGTGACTGTCACAAGTCGCGTCCATGCTGGCAAAATGCCCCTCGGAATGTCTGTTTTGATGCGGTCGCCTACTCTTTCCGGCGTCGATTTTGTCTTTTTTGCCTCCCATGTTTCGCCCATGTATGAGTTGACCACGTCTTGCAGATCCCGAGGCCGCTTCTGTGCTTGAATCCACACCCGTGCGAAGTTTCCCCAAGTCTCTGTGAGCGCGTACCACGAAGCGAGTGGCCCGAAGCCAAAGCTGTCAGATCCCGCCTTGAGTGCTGCTCCGTGAATCTTGCCGGCAGTGTCAATCGTGCAGCCTTGCGGCACCCAAACGCCACGACGAAGCATGATGGTGCGGTGATGGTTCTCGATGTGGCCCTGGCAGTGCTTGCATTCGTAATACGCCGACAAAAACGCCGTCTCTGCGTCAGAATTGCCGTTCGAATCACGCTCCCAACGGAAGCCACCGGGGGCATTCGCGTCCCCTTTGATCAGCGTTTGAAACTCGCCGCAGTGTGGGCAGGGCACGTATCGACGATGCTGATTTGATTCGCTCATCATCTTCTCGATTCGCGACCGACCTTTGATTGTCGGCGTCGATTCGAAGATGATTTTATGATCGGGGAAGCCCTTGAATCGGTTGATGAACAGCTTGAGCGGATCTGCTTCTTCGCTGCTGTTCGTCGTCCACTTGTCGATCTCAGATGCTTGACCATAGAACGCACCGACATCCGCAAGGCTGGTCTCAGATCCTGACCACCCGATGAAAATCTGGCACGACTCCAGTTTGACGTGCAGTTTGCTGCGGCGGGCTTCCGGCGGCAGTTGATTCTTCACGCCTTCAGTTGATGACAGGATTGGATACAAGCGGGAACCAATTACACGGGCAGCAGCGTCCTTTGTTGG